ATAAAGCTTTTTATATCTTCTGGTAAATGCTTTAAACTACCAGCTCTAAATTTACTTCTATCTATTAAAGTTTTTAATTTATCAATAGATTTTTTAATAGCTCTTCTTTCAGATTTACCGCCTGCAGGAGTTATTAAAGTTTTTGCTCTTCCCTGTTGAGGGTCAATACTTTTGTACAAATTTACAGCATTTACTAAAGCTGTTTTTAATTGCTCTATATTTTGACTTCTTGCTTCAGGCGATACTGACTTATCAGAACCAAAAGCATAAGATTTTGCAACATTGGCACTAGCCTTATTTAAATCACTTCTTGATGCCTTAACAGCTTTTCTTAATTCTTTAGTAACTGGTACAGCTACACTTCCTTCTTTAGCCGCAGATTCAAGCATACCTAGAGAACCTTCTCCCTTATCCGCTAAAGAGTCTATAATTTTTTCAGGTTCTAAAATTCCTTGGTTTGCTAATTGAATATAATCTGCTGTTTGCCTTGACTCTGGAATAGTTTCTTGACTAGGTTGAGTATCAATTCTTTCAGTTTCTTCGCTACTAATATCACTATCATCAACACCGAAAGTAGGGTCAACTCCTCTTATTATACCTTCTAAAGAAGGCATCGTAAAATCTTCTCCGTAAGCTTTTTTCATACTTTCATAAGTTGGTATAACTGCTTTTTTTATATAATTTTCATAAGAACCCTGACTTAAAAGTTCCTGCTCTCTTGCAGTTTTTATTCCATCTGAAAGAAGAGATATATCTGCATTTAACGCTATTCTATCACCACTAGATAATTCTCCAAACATTTCTTGCTTCATTTTATTTTGTATTAAAAAGCTACCTTGATTTTCAACAAGAGCTCTATGTTTATTAGGGTCATACTCATCTTCATATATAAATTCTCCAAGTGAATCAAGTTTTTGATTATTAATATTTAAATTATTTCTATCACTTTTTATTTTAGCAGAAAGAACTCCATAAGAAGAAGAACTAGCAAGGTTAGTATTTAAAAACTGCTCTGCAATATCTAATCCTTCAGCACTTAAAGTTTCTGGATACATTATACTAAATTCATCCATAGCTTTTTTTTCTATAGCATCCTTTCTTCTTTGCCTAGCTTGCATTGCCCTATCATTTTCTTGAGATTTAGCAATCTCCATTTGTTGTTGTCTATACTCTCTATTCTGTATAGCATTTTGTTTATCTAATTCAAACCTAGCATCTGCACGTTCATTCATCTTTCTTTGCTGTTGGTATTCAGGACTAGCATACTTAGCTATCTCTGTAAGAAATGTGTCAAGACCACTTTGAGGTTCTTGAATTACTATAGGTCTATTGCTTCTTGTTAATACTCTTGCCATATTTTTTCCTTAAATACTAGTTATTGTTGAAGTTGCCACGATTGACTTTCAGGACTCCACGTATACATTTTCCCATCTGTGCCCATAACTGTAACAGGCATCATTGTATTAGAAGGAGTATATGATGGAGGTTGAAAAGAAGGGGTTAAACCTGAAACACCCATAGAGGACGGAGAGTATTCTCTAGTTCCTTCTGCTCCTTCTAATTCAGATAATCCAGCTATAGCTTCTGACATATACCTATCTCTTTGAGCACTTATATCTTCAAATAATCCTCTTCTAGCAGATTCTAATCCTCTAGTTGCTTTATTTTCAATATTCATAGATAAATCAGACATCATTCTGTCACGTTCCCCAAACCCAGCAAACCCAGCACCACTAGCTTCTGAAGCCATTCGAGCTTGTCCTAATTGTCTTCCAGCCCCTTCACGTAAAGATTCAACTCCAGATTGAAACTCGTCAACTATTGTTTCTTCTCTACTAGGGTCATAGGTAAATAAACTTTCAAATCTTTCTCTTTGTTGACCTTCTATTGGTTGTACTCCCATCTTCTCATATAAATCAGCTAAAGTAGGAACGCTTGTTTCACCACTACCATAAGAGTAAACTTGACCACCGTTATCATAACCTTTAACTTTAAACTTGTTTTGAGTAGCACTTGCCGCTCTATTTAAAACCTCCATCATTTCTTCCATACTCATCATATCACCAGACTCTTCCTTCATACGTCTATACTCATTAAAGGAACTAGATTTTGGATACCTAGGTTTTACAAATTGAAGTAGCTTTATATCTCTTTGCATCTTAGCCAAGTCTCTTAATATATTTTCTTCAGAGTCTGGTCTTGGTCTTGCTACTCCTATAGCCTGTACATTATTTGACCTCATTCTCATATCTATTTCCAATGGGTCATCAAATTTAACTTTCTCAGGAGGTAACGCTCGTATAGGGGTTTTATCTTTATCTTTATCTAAACGATTATAGCTATTAGGATTGTTCAACATATCAATAAATGTTTCAAGTGCGTATTTATTTGTCGTTTCCGGAGCAAAACTAATAGAGTTTTTTAACATATCAAAAAGTTCACTTTGCTCAGAATTTTTAGTAACTATAGTGCTATCACTTGGGTCAATATAAGCCATACCACCCTCTTGCATATATCCAGACTGAGGCATCTTCTTTACATCTCCACCGCCCATCATTTGTTGTGAGCCACTAAGTGTACTAAGAGCTATTAGTTCGTCTATAGCTGAGTTACCATTTTCTAATCTATCTGCATTGTTTAACATGTTCAACTTATCCATTCCTATTTTTTCTGCGGCATCTTTACGTATAACAAATTCACCCGGCTCTAACATTGCTGGTACTGTATCTGGCATTACAAAATCCTCCTTGCATATGAGTTTACATTTATTAATCCACCGTGTCCGTATTCTTCTATCTTCCCACCTTCAGCATAACCTCTTAATCTTCTTTGAGCAGCTTGTATAAAATCTAAATTACTAGAGTCTCCAGATAGAGAAGATTGCTCTGGATATTGCTGTAATAAATTTTGTAAAGAAGTTAAAAGTCTTTGCTCTTCCGTAGCAGGTTCAAGCTCAGACTCAAGTCTTTGTATTATGTCTGCAAAGCTTGAAGCTCTGTCTCTATATTTTTGTGCACTTGGAATATCTCCAAATTCTTTTATAAGGTTATTAAGACTTCTGGCACTAGTTTGATTTCTCAATACTTTTGCTTCATTAATATCTGCTATTGTAGTGTTTAACCTGCCTAGTCTATCTGAACCTCTAAGGCTTTCCTCGTAGGACATTGCAGGATTTGAAGTTAAAGATTCATACTTAGCTCTTCCTTCAGGCGATAATTGAAGCTCTTTTAACCTGTTTAATTCTGCCATTTGACTATCAGCAATTGACGGAGCTGATAAATCTACAAAATCACTTTCTGGCATATCCACTAAGTCAAGACCTGCTCCTGAAAATTCTTCTGCTAGTTCAGGATTATCTAATAACGCTTGACTCCTAACTCTTTCTGCAAAACTATCTCCACCTATCCCAGTAGTTCTAGCTGTGTCTGTAAAATAATCTTTAAGTTTCGCTTCACCAAAATCAAACTCTGTTCCTTCTGTTAACTCTCCTAGTTTACTTGCTCCATAAGTAGTAGCCCCTGCTACAGCAGAGCGTCCAGCCAAACCTTTAAGGCTTTCAGTTTCTTTTCCTACTTTTCTCAGGTAATCAAAATCGTCTTTATATAAACCAGTAGAAGAATCTTTAATATTTCCAGCGTCTACAAGAGAACCACCTGCTAACTCACCACCTGCTTGTCCTAAAGTAGCTCCAACTGCTTCTCCAACAGGTACAGATACACCACCAGTAGGTATAGCTAATGCGTAACCAGCAGCTTTACCTAAAAACTTTCCTATCTTTCCACCTATTGCTCTATACTTTCGTTCTTTGTCTACTTTCTCTGCTTGCTTTTCAAATTCTTCCTGAGCTGTTCTTATATCTCTGTTTAGTCCAGCTCCGTATAATAGACTGGATAGTCCCGGTATATATCCACCTGTCCGGTATCCCATAGGTTTCATATATCCACCACCCATATATCCTTTGATTGTTTTCTTTTTATCGTACATAATAATTCCTATATTGTTATTTCAGTTCTCCATACAGAGGTTATATAATAATTTTTAGATGAGTTATGTGGGTCAACGTCAGCTTGTATACTTATTGATGCTTTAGCTCCTACGTCTACAACGGGTGTATTATTAAAATCAGATTGTTTTACTTCTATTGTAGTATTATCTGCAAATGTATCTGTATATGTAAAGCTAGCAACTTCATCTACGGTTGCATCACCACTATCTTGTCTTTTAATTTTAAAAGTAAAGTTGGCAGTAGGTGTATCAAATGATTCTGGTCTAAATAATATCTTATGACAAGTCATTTTAAATGGAACAAGAAGAGTTGATGTAGCATCATCCATTCCTGTTTGTTCCCCTGTTCCCTGCCAAGGTATAAAATGCTCTGTAGTTGAGATATTATCAGAAAAATTATGTTTATATATTCTATAGTCTATAAACTTATTAGTATACTCTAAAGTATGAGTAGTTAATTTTTTATCTACATACTCATTACCATCTGAAGACATATAAGATTTCCACTTTAAACCTTTATGCTTTCTATATACAGCAAGCCTACCATTTTCTAAAGTAATAAAAGAACTTCCTTCTTGTAAATTAGTAGCAGGGCTTCCATTATTGAAAGACTGTGGTTGCTCTGTAAGGTTAATTAATCTTCTTAAGTTTCTCATATCTTTAGACATTAACTAACTCTTTTCTTTATAGGTCTGTACTCAACTTGTATATCATTTATATATAAACCAGTTGCATTACTTAAGTCGGTTTCTATTTTAAAAGCTATACTTTGAAAAGTTGGATAAGTACTAGCTTTGAATACAGCTATATTATAATTACTTCCAGATTGAGTAAAAGAACCACTAGCCATTGTATTCCAAGTACCACTTTGGTCTATCTGATAATAAACATTGGTTCTATCTATAGTGTTAGAATCTGTGTGTCTATAATGAATATAAACTTTATAAAACTTTTTTAAAGAAGCAGTATTATTAAGATGTAAATCTGGTGTTTCAAGTTTATAAACTTTATGCTCTCCCTCTCCTGTATCCCATTTAGTTATATGTACTTTGTTTGCACCGTCTCCATTTAAATCTGTTGACTGAACATCATAAGCTAATAATAGATTTCCCAAACTATCGTTAATAAAATTACTTATATTTGGAACAAAAGAGCTAGATTTATTAGGAGATATATCATCACCAAAAACAAAAGAGTCTGTTTCTATTTGATATATATAGGCATCAATAGAAGATGTTACTTTTTGCATAACTACAACTTGATTTGAGTTAGCAATATACCCTAATGAAGCTTGCTTGTCGTTTAAAAATGTAGACCAAGTATTAGAATCTATTTTACCATTTATTACATTTCTTATTGCTGAACCATTAAAGTGATAAAGACCAGATTTATTTGCCCAAAAAACACCTAAACTACCTTTACATACAGAGTAAGGTTTAGAAACTCCAGCTCCTTGCATTGTATCTTCTAAAAACCAATTAGAAGGAGAAGGTGATGAAACATTTAATATTTGTAAAGTTCTTTGCTTATATGCAAACAATCTATCTGCAAAATATTCTAGCTTGACATAGTCTTCACCGTCGCCTTTTACCACATCTATAAAATTAAAATCTGGAAACAAATCATATTTACCTATTTCGCTAAACATTATTCTATCACCGTAATGTTCAAAATCTGTATTATCTTGAGAAGAACCTGTTTTATTATCATCGTATAAAACATTAGCAACAAATGCTCTTCTGTTAGCAATTACAGATGTTTTATATCCAGAACCAAGTTTTCCAAAAGCAATTTGCTTTACAACATTAGGAGAAAAACCATTTATAGACTCGTAGCTTTCTAAGTTAGTTGAGCTAGCGTCTAACAACCAATAAGAATTTTGTCTATTTGCTGATGTCGTGTCTGATGTTATCCTATATTTACCATCAGTATCTTTTATCCAACCCTTAAATTCATCTTGTAAAGATGCTCTTACTCCTCTTCTTATATCTATATCTGCAAATAAAATCCAAGGTTCTTTAGAATTTGCATCTCTCCAATATATCCTACCACCAGAAACTCTTCTGTTGTAAAATGTTGAGCCATCATCGTAAGCATATACATTAAATAGTAATCTTTTAAAACCGTCTATTGTTAAAGTAGTACTTGCTTTGGTAACTAACGACTCTTGATTTCCATCGTATATAAAAGTACCACCAAATTCATATACACCAGAACTATGATTACCATCTTCAGTAGATTCTAGTACTGATATTCCCCAGCCTCTACCAGACGAACTTGTTGTAAACTCTGTTGTTCCATTAATTGAACCGTGAGAAGTAAATTTCACCTCAGAAGGTTTAGATAAATCATTATCCTCTTCATAAAAAGCAGGTAAAATAGTATTCCTAACTCCTTGAGTAGATGTTCCTGTGTTAAATTCAAATTGAGTTCTATCTATAAAACCATACCATCTTGGAGTAGATTCATTTCTAAAATTACCATCTGCTACCCTCAATGAAGAATCTACGTAGTGATAAACAAAATCTGATACTTCATTAGTATCTGCTGCTCCAAGTACAGTTATTTTATCATTAGAAAAAGAACCAAGACTATCTGTAAAAATATCTACTTTACCATCATCTACATTGCCTAAAGCTAAAAAACTATCCCCTACAAAACCAACTCTTTTTATAGTTACACTAGTACTAGCTGATACATTCTCATCTGTAAGAGATTCTGAAACTTGTAT